CGGTATAAATACTTCACTCATTATGAAAACGCTCCTTTCAGTTTTACTCTAAAATCCTTACTGGGTTTCTCTGATTTACAATAGAAGATGACAGAACCATTCTGGACCTCGGCATTAGTGATTAAGGCTGCCATCTCATCCCATGTTTCAATCTCTTCTACGGTATTATCCTTTGTGTAGGCTTTTCCCATAGTAAGGCTTGCAGTCTGCCGAACTCTTGAAATACTAACCGTTTGTTTATATGGAGCTGTAGCTGTCCAGTTTCCGGCACTTAATAGAATTGTTTCCTCATCTCGTACCTTTGTGTTTAATTCGCTTAAATCAGAAGCAAGCGCATAAACCGAACTGTTATCTATCTTGATTTCTAACTGTTCACTGTTTTTAAGCTTCAAGAACCAATTCATGATTACATTTACAGGTTTCCCAGGTTCATACTTTGGCATATAGTCCGGTTCATTTGCATAGGCATAGGCAAGCAGTGTCGGCTTACTGTCTCCTTCGACCATAGCCATTAGTTGAAATACTCTCATTCGATAGCTTTCTGTTAAAGGCGTTCCGTTGTTGTTTTCATTATTAATATCAACTCTGCAAACAATACCTTCACTTCTGCTACTTACACTCGATATAAGAGCCTTGTGCTTATCGTAAGCTGTAGATGCATTTAAAGCTTCTACTTCTTTGCCAATATTCCCGGAAATCTCCTTATCAGCAATGATGACGTGCTGAATAAGCAATGGTTTCTTACTCGCAAGACTTCTTTCGATTAACTCTTTCCCTTTGTTTGTGATTTTTGATTCTGAAAAATATCCCATTAGTTCCCCCATTCTGCGCATACAGTGAATTCAGTAAAGGATTGAATAGCACTTCCGATGAACTCTTCTGAAATTGCCGTTCTTGTAACATTTACATTTTTCAGAGTATCTCTAAAGGCTTTTACATTCTCCAAGGTGGTAGCTACTGCTTCAAGCTCGCTCGCTTTTAATGCTCCGCCTATGGAAATGGAAAACTCTGCATTCCCGGTCTTTTCAACTTCTGTCTCTCCGAAGATTGTATCTGAAAGTCTGGAAATGGCTTCCAAGCTTCCACTAAGATAGTTACTGTCAAAGGCAAGCTTTACCAATCCACGTTTCTTTTCAAGGGCATATTCTCTGTTATAGTAAGGAAGTCTGAAATCTATCGCCAAACAATCTAGAATCCATTCATCTAAAGAATCCAGTTTTGATAGCAAAAAAATATTTTTTAGCATTCCCTGGAAATACTGAAATCCCACTTTCATTGCATAGGACAACGCCTGTATATCCACATCCTCCTTATAAGGGCTTGAAAGTAAATCAATCATTTCTCCTTCTAAGAATTTAATCATCTTCCCACCCCTTAAAAGTAACGCTCATGCTAGTACAGTTTGCAATTTCGATTCCTTGAACCGTGGTAAAGTTCGGATTCCTGACAACCACTCTCTTAGCACCGCTAACCATGCAGCGCCGGACTAGCTCATTTTGGTTTATATCTCTTCCAAGCTTGGACCTTTGCCATGCAATGTAATCTTTTACAGATTCTTCAACAGCTTTCTTAATTTCCGCTTCTCTGTACTTGTCAGACTCATACAAGTAATAATTTAGGTCTATGCTATAGTCTTTTGCTGTCGGCTTCTGAAATGTAAGTGTATCAGTAAATACAGGCATTTTATCCCAGTCTATAGCAGCTTTTACTTCTGCAAGGTCGTTATCGCTATATTGTCCTGTTTCATTATCCCACAGCAAAACCACATCTATCTCCGTAGAATTGGGCCGTTTTCCAAGATAAACATCCTTGATGTGTTGGCTTGCTTTCTTTATCCAGTACTCGTAAGAACGCTTTGTACCGCCATTTGTGTAGCTATCAGGATATTGATAGATTCTTTCTCTGAAATCTTCGTCAGACTCTAAATCAACACCGCTGGAGCTTTCTGTGATGTTCTGCACCGATTGAACGTATGGTATATTATCTACAGGCTTTGTAATTGTTCTTGCCTTATATCCATTCCCAATAATTCCCGGGATATTACATTCAGAATCCACATCTCCAGTGATTTCGCCTTTACTGATGATTAGTTCCTTGATTGTCTCAAAGGTAAGGCCATCTTCCGTTGAAACTTTCGTTCCTTTAGGAACAACCGAATTAGATGCTTGTGCTCCGCTTAGAGTGAATCTAAGCGTTGAAATAGCTTTCTTCGCTTTTAATCTCTGCAAACCTTTGAAAGCTCCGAGATTATCTAGGTAAGCACCTTTAGAATATTTAAGCAATCCCATCTTTCCAGAAAAGTCTATCTGTTCGTAAGCATGGAAAAGGTAATAGGCACAAGTGGCAAGAATGATTCTCCTGTCATCAGATTGTGGAATAACTTCGTCTACTCCGGTCAATTCTTTTCTCTTCCTTTGAAAAGCGGATAGCATTTCCGCTTCCAGTTTTTCTGCTGTTATTCCTTCGATAAAGTCTACCTTCGGATAACTGTCAAAAATCCCCATTTTACCTCCTTTTCACATGGACAATAGCTTGAATTCCTTCTTCCCCACGGTCTACATAATCTATATAGTCCACGGCTACTCCCGGAACATACTTTTCAGTTTGCGTTACAACCTCAACAGTGAATCTGTTTTGGAAAATCGGAGTAGGCTCTGCCAAAATATCCCATAGCAAACCAAAATCTCTATGCATGGGAATACTCCCTCTCCTCGTCTTATACAAGGTTGATAGCTGTCTGATGGTTGATTCTTCAAGTTGTTCAAGTTCGTTTGACTCAATTCTGAAATCCATTATTGATACTCCTTAAAGGTTACATCTACTTCAATTCTTCCAACCTCGCCGCCTTTGTGTATCTCTTCCCATTCAGAAGAGATGTTTGTGATAATACATCGCCTGTCCATTACGGAACGATTTCCGATAATAAGGTATTGCGCCTGTCTATCACGCATAATCTTTCTAAGAAGTTCATACTGCTGTCTCGGTCTAAGTCCAAGTTCCACAGAGAAAACGATATGCAGCGTTACTTCGTCCAGTTCCTCGCCCGTTACTTCTAATCGACCTTTCCAACCGACAACCGGATGTTCCTCTGTCTTTAGTCCTATGGATGTTCTGAAATCAGTAAATGTTCTGGTCTGTTTCCCTCTATGGTAAAAGGTAAGTTCACCAAACTGTCCTATCATCGGTTATCCTCCCAAGCTTGCAACCTTAGCTTCTAATGCAGCAAGCCTTTGCTCTAGTTCCTTGATATTCACTCCTGCAAGCTCCAGAGTGTCTCCCTTTGCCTTGATAGCTATAGAATCAGTTAGCTGTTTATAGAACAGGCCTTCTCCAGATTCTTTAGGTAAATCTTCATCGGAGAAAAATCCCCCAAGAACAACCCCGAAGGATTCCCCATTAGATAAATGCAGGACAAGTACCTGTTCTCCAACCTTCGGCATTTTATATTCCCCTGTAAATGAGAAATAGGGAAGTTCTGCTGTTGCAAGGTCGTTCATATCCGCGTATACAACAGATACAGTAGCATTCTGATAATTCACTGTGCCTACAGTTCCGATTCTTATATTATCCATGCTTATACCCTCTGAATAATCTTTCTGGCAGTTACGCTCTGCGTTAATCCTCCGTTATCAAGGCTAACGTCCACTCTATCCACAAAATACTTTCCATCGCACATACCGCAGTTTCTAATTTCGATGTTGTATGTAGAAAACAAACCGTAGTCAAAAACTGTAGGTTTAAAGGTGATAGTTGTCGTATTCTTGTTTTTTTCGTTCAGTCTGGATTTCGCCACTCTCTCTGCTTCTGATTTGTCTTTTACTTGCTCATTGATGTACAGGACCTTCTCAGGCGTTCCAACCTTAACTGTGATTGTTTCCTTTTTCTTTTTCGGATTCTTATATCTTAGTTCTGCTCCGGTATAGAGTCCTTGCAAAGAAGTTGTCCAGTTATAATCCGGCTGTATTTCATGAGTGGTCCAGTCTGTAAATCCTGCATTACTTCCACTTACGGCATTACTCGGATATTCCCCGTAGTAATTATAAATATCTCTTGCTTCGTAGCCTTCCTCGTCGTACAGGACAAAGCCACTTTTATAGCACTTCATGCAGACTCCATATTTCTTACAAACACTTTGCAAGAAAGATAGGTCTGTCTCATTGGTCTGCTCTATCTTGTCTATAGTTATATTTTTGCAATTAAAAAAGAGATTAGGCATATTGTATTTACCGCTAATCTCTTCCACTAATTGCCGTAATGTAACTTTTGTCCATGCTTTAGAACGCTGCCTATCCTTTAGTTCTGAATCCACAGGCTGCGTTATTCCCTTTACGGTCATAACTTTTGGCGAACCCGTAATGGATATTTCGTCAATTACAAAGTTCCCACAGTGATAATCCTCATCTTTTCCGTTCACATACCAATTTCGCATGATAATATGAACATCAAGGTCTTTTCCTTTCTCCGGCTTGAATCCCCCTATGCTATTTACTACATTCATATCAAATTCCAAAGTTATGGAATCCAATGCATCACAGGAATTGTCCGTATACTGTAAAGAGGATAGATATTTTGTTAGATTGAAAAAATTGTTTTCATACAGCACCATAGTCTCTGCATATCTTGCTTTGGCTGTATAATTCTCGCTTCCATCCACTACCAATTCCTCCAATCCTCTCTATTGCTTACTCTTTCCAGTTCGGTATTTACCGGCGGAATATTCAGAACAGTATCGGCAGAAAATACAAGCGTTCCAACCTCATTCGGATTTGCCTCCATAAGCAGAGGAAAAAGCTTCTCTGCTCCATATACCTTTAAGGCTATTGAATCCCAGGTATCTCCCAGAATCGTCTTATATGTGCTTTTTATCACTTTTCCCTCCCTGTCTTAAAATGATACTCTCCGTGCTTCTCTGGCGTATCTATCCATCATTGCTTTAAAATCTAAGTAGCTGTCAGACAATGCAGATTTTAATTCTGAAACGTTTCCACCTGTGATATTGATTGTAGGACTATAACTGATGTTCTGTTGTCCACCCACAGAAGGATTGATACCTGATAGCTCTGCATTCGCCTGCTGCAACAGTCCTGCTGCTCTTGCAGAATTATTCATCGGAATAACATATTCTGCATCTCCTCCTTCTCCAATTAAGGCATTCGTAGGACCGTTTACTCTTCCACCGACAGCATATCGTCTTATTAAACTAGGCTTATCAAGTCCTTTGGCTTTTGCAGTTGCCTTTATCTTTTCCTCAAGATTTGCATACGGCGCAACTGGCATATTTACCTGTACATTCCTTCCACTAAGGAAGTTCCTTACAGAAGCCAAAATACCGTCCAGTCCACTCATACTTCCACTTTGCAGTTGGATGTTGGTATTGACTGAAACAGGCTTGGAGAACTCTTTTTTAAGAGAATAGCCATAAACACTTGCATAATATTTCGCACTTTCGGTTAACTCGCTTTCGCTTCCAAAGAAATTTTGCAAGAACTTCTTTCGCTGCTTCTCATTCCCGGTGACACTTTCAATCTTATCAAGCTTATCAAGTGTCTTTTGAACTTCCTCCGGAACACTCTCCATGCTTGCAACTTCTTCACGGAATTGCTTAATCGGCTCTGCGTATTCTTTTAAGTAGTCTTCAAGTCCTCTTTGTGCTTTCTTGTTTTCAAAGCGCACAATGTCCTCTTCTTTGTACCTTAACACTGCTCCCGGTTCTAAGTTTCTGATACGATTATCTCTTTCGTCAAATTCTTTGCCATAAGCACTAAAAATCTTATTTGTAAGTAATTCCATCGGCTTCGCTTTTGCTTCCATTACAACGCTTTGCCGCCGCTTCTCAATGCTTGCAATGTCTCTATCGTACATAGACTGGCTATAATAGCCGTCTTGTCCTTCCGAAAGCCCTAGCTCCTTGGATTTTTTCAAAGCAGATTCTGCATTCACTAATGCATTCTTAGCCAGTTCATCCGCATTGTCTGCCATCTCCTTTGCGTATTCACCGGATTTATCCACCACATTAGCAAAAGACTCACTTGTTAATGGTGCATTTTCTGCATCGTTATTAAGCAAGCTCCACTTAGCGTTGTTTTCAGACTGCATTGCTTGCTCTTTAAGGTCAAGCAGCTGTTGCGTTAGAGTATTGATTGTTTCCTGCTCAATCGGCGTGATGATACCGTCTTCCATGGCTTTCTTGTACTCATCGCCTAACTGCTTACCGATTCGTTCAACATCGCCACGAATACTTGTATACATTCCGTCAAACTGCTTTATTAGGCTTTCCCCTGTTTCACTGTCTTCTCCAAACAGTCCACGAATAGAGAAATGCATAGCAATCTGCTGTTCAGATACAAGGTTAGATACCCCAGAAGCCAAGCTTTCAAGCTCTGTTCCAAGCTTTTCTGCATCTTCTGGATTGAAATCAGAAGATACACTAAGCCTAAGCTGCAACTTTTCTATACTTTCGGCAGTCTTGTCAATATCCTTGCTGTATTGTCCGACTGCGGATAGTTGCTTGCTTGCCTGGGAAAGTCTTTCAAAGGTCTTCCTTCCGACAATCTCCAATGCTACATCATTCAGTTCTTTAAGCGACAGCTTCATATCGCCAAAACGCTTATTAAGGTCTTTCTTTCCTTCCTTTGCTCTATAGGTATCAACGGCCGCAGCTACCCCAATAATTCCTGCTGCAAGAAGTCCTATTCCATTTGCAAACACTAACATAGGATTTGCAGTAAGGCTTGCAATCAGTTTCGTAATACCCGTAGTAGCATTTGTATATAAACTAAAACCTTTCAATGTTACTGCAAAAGCAGAGAATCCTGCTACTGCGCCTGTCAGCCATTCCGGATTGCTTACAAAGAACTCACCAATCTTAATGACAGGCTTTACGAACTCGCCAAAACCTTCTGCGCTACGCTTGAGCTTTGGATATAGCTCTTCAAGGTTTCCGATAAAACCGTCAGAGGCATAAACCATGTTAGTAAATGCCTTTGTGCCGTCTCTTAATGGTATATTTATTGCATCGTTTACCTTGATTCCGAGGTCCTGCATTGCAGATTGGAGAATCTTTGTATCTCCCCAAAGGTTATCCATCTTTGTAGCAGCCATCTGTTGCAAAGAGCCATTGGCATTTCTTAGGGATTCATTCAAACTATCCCATTCTTTTTTTCCATCTTTTGTTGCATCAAGTCCATTCAGTAAATGGGTAAACGCATCGATATGATGCTTTCCACCGATTCTCGCTTTATAGAAGTTCTGCTCTTCTTCGGTCAAGCCTGCAAGCTTGTCTCTAACATCTGTAAGAGTCTGCTTTAATCCTTTGAACTTGCCGTCTTTGAATGCCGACACACCTAATTTTTTCATGGCTTTTCCGGCTTGTCCTGCTCCTGTAGTAAGGTTAATCATGATAGCATTGAGTGCTGTTCCGGCTTCTGAACCTTTTATACCTCTGTTTGCAAGTACACCAAGTGCCGTTGCGCTGTCCTCAATATCTACATTTAGTCCTTTAAACACACCGCCGGTCTGAATCCATGCTTCCATGAGCTGTTCTGCCGTCTGATTGGATTTGTTATTGGCTGTTGTCGCAACATCAAGGAATCTTTGTAAGTTTTCTCCGTTTTCGCCAATTACTTCTCCAGTAGCACTCATAGAGTCTGTTACAAGGTCAGAAGTTCGTGCAAGGTCTAAGTTTGTAGCTTCGGAAAGCTTAAGAACACTTGGAAGAGCCTTTACGGAATCCTCAACGCTCCATCCGGCTAACGCCATGTATTCCAAGGCATTAGCAGACTCTGTAGCTGTCTTTGTGGTTTCTCTTCCGTACTTCATGGCTGCTTCTCTGGCAATGTTGAATTCTTCTTCGCTCGCCTTTGCAGTTCCCTTCCAAGAACTCATAGCCTTGTCAAAATCCATTCCTACATCAACAGCTTTCTTTCCTGCCATTAATGCAGCCGCAGAGACTGTTCCCATTGCTACAGCTCCGGCTTTACCTATCTTTTTCATTGCGTTATATGGAGCATTAAGGATTTTATCATTCTTCGCAAGCTGTTTTATCGGACCAAGAGCACCGGGAGCTGCTGCTTGCTTTGCAATATCTCGCATTTTCTTCTTTGTGAGAGCAGCACTCTTGCCTAAACTGGCATCCATGATTCCCGCAATTCGCACCACTAATTTGTACTCTTTACTTGCCATCCCTATACTCCTTTATTCCGTCAATAATGGTTTTTAATTCATCGAAGAGACTTACTAAAGGAATGGAATAAAAAAAGCTTATCGGCGTGTGGGTAATCATTGCTACCTTTGCCGTAAGCTTTTTAAGTCCTGTTTCCTCTATGCCCTCATGTAAAAAAAAGTAAATACCGAAGTTCTAAGTCTTAGCGCATCCCTTGCCTTGAGTTTCATGAGCCACTCATAAGGCATTCCGTTTGCCTTTGCCACAACCAACGCGCTATACATGGTGTCTACAGGCGTGTTTGCCGTCATGGTGATACCTGTAAGCCGTTTATATTCCCTGTCAACCTCGGTTAAACCTTGCAGGTCTAAATCCCATAGACCTTTTAGGGTGATTTCCTTGTACTCCGTGCCTTCAAAGGTAATGGGAAGCTCCAACTCAAACTTGAAATCATCCATATTGAAATCTAAGGCAGAGTTTTCCTCTGCCTTAGTCGTTTTCTTTGTACTAGCCATTAGCACAATCTCCTTACCTTATCCATGATGTCCTCGTTGTTCACTACGAAAATCTCATTAAGCTTGTCATGCTCAATAAGCTTCTCGCCGTCTACCTCAACAAGCATATAGATAACTTCAAGCTTCATGCTTGCATTGAAAGCTTCTCCGACCTTCGCACTACCCGGATTAATTTCGAGGGTTTTCCCACGGACAACAACACGCACCTGGGAATAATCAGTGACTCCAGTAGACGGGTCTGTCACCTGGATAGCACCTCTCAAAGTAACGCCTGTCACCTTGGAATGGTCTACGAATTTCGTAATGTCGTGATAGAGCGTTCTGAACGGAATCTCCTGCTGCATGGACTGTGTATGGCCAATTACCGGTGCTGCGTATTCACCGCCAATACCTGCACCGCTGATTGTTGCAGTGAGCATACTTAACGGTGCAAGGGTAACACTATCGGAAATTCCGATAAGCTTACCGCCGTCATGGTCATACACATTAAATCCGTTTAAAACCTCTGGAATACTTTTGATACCGATTTTTCCTGCCATTAGTTGTTACCTCCTACCGCACTTGAAATCAAAGTTGGGTCAAACTCGATATGGTCCACAATCCATTCTGCCGGAGTGAAGAACGCAATCTTCGTACTGAATACGATTTTCCCGTCAAGAATTGCTTCTTTCGGGTTCTCTGCTTCATCAAAGCTAAGACGTCCACCGGCGATAATGCCTGCTGCCTTTAACGAGTTAAGGAAAATGTTCTCGGAATCCACTACAGCTTCGGACAGACGATAGTTGGCCGGCTCATCCACTTTGTTCTTATAGGTCTGAATAAAGCGGTTTCTATACCAACTCATCATTCGTCTGCAGGCAATCCATCTGTCCTTCGGGTCTGTGGACTTCGGATATGCTGTAGTATTATTTCCGTAAAGCTTGAATCCGTTGTCGTTGATAGCCGTTACAACGCCAAGACCATTGACAAGCTCTGCCTGCGGAACATCAAGGAATACTTCTGTTCCGTCAGAAAGACAGGTAGCAGATACCGGGATGCTCTCACTGGAAGGAGACTTGTACGGAATATCTCCGTGGTCCATATCACACTTTGCCATTGCGCAAGCTGCAAGAGTGGACAGATGGAACACCTTTCCACCAACCTTTACACAAGGGAAGAAAGCCATAGCATGAGGATTCGTTACCCCAAGATACTTCTTTGCCGTCTCAACATCCGCATAGGATGTAAGCTTTACCCCCTGTGCTTTATACAGAAGGTCAAGGACACATTCGCAAGTGTACAATCCGTTTAAATCCTCTGTCTTTGCACTAAGAGCCAATGCAACCAACGGCTCTGCTCCGAACTTAGGGCAAGCCAAAATACTCGGAATTACACCAAGCTTCGGATATACGTTCCGAATTGCTTCAATTCCCTTCGTTGCTCCTGTGGTTACGTCATACCCACCAATAACATCGTTTCCGGACACGGCTGTTACATCAGCAATGCCCTCTGTGTATTTAAGGGCTACACTGGTTACTCCGGACTGAATCTTCTTCACACGGAGCTTAACTTTTCCGTCTGTATCATAGAAAAGCTCGAAATCCTCGGAAGCCTTTGCCGGAATCTCTTCTCCGTTGTTTGTCTTAATGGTTACGCTTCCAAGTGCTACATTGGTTAGTGTAGTATCAACAACACCTAGCTCTGTAACATTTACAGTCTTAGGGGCTGTCGCTGCGGCCTTTCCCTTTGTCGGGTCATATACATTGATAAAT